CTGTAAAGTATGAGTATGCCCATGTTACTGTAAATTCTTGAATAGTATCATTATTATCATATGCAACATCTACAGAACCAACTTCTTTTGGAAACATATGTGTCATTGTATATTGTCTTGTTGGATTACCTGTTCTATCTAATTGAGAGAAAATTCCAGTAAATCCTTTCCATCCCTCAAGATTCGCCGAATATGTATCGGCTGCATTTGGCTGATTAGATTCATATGAATTTAAAATATTAGAGTTCCATACCTCAAGCATACCTCTAACTTGTTGTGCTTCATCTGCAAGAATAGTGGTTGTCCAATCTTCAAAGGTTCTATCTCCTGGTACTTTGATTTGACGACCCATATAAGGTGCTATCATTTCGCCTAATGTAGAAGCAGGAAGAACTGTAGATCTTGCGAAAAATTGGAAAGAATTTTGCCCGGATTGTGCATCTACTGGTCCCTGTAATTCATTTGGAATGCTTGTCATAACAGGAATTTGTGGAATTTCTACTCTATAAAGATTTGGCTTTGCGCCACCATCAAAATTTTGAATAAATTCGTCAACCCCAATAGCCTGTGCTGTTTGTACGCTTATTCGTGCCATTTATTACTCCTTTTTGTGGATTTTTTTTTTAATTAAACACCCTGTACTTCACTGAAAGACACTCCTGTTGGAGTTGCTATAAAGTTCAATTGAATGAAGTTTATAGATCTTGCTGGTTTAATGTATATATCACCAACAAAATTATTAGTATCAATTACTTGAGGTGTATTGTTAGATTCATCACAAACAACTCGGAAGTCTGTTATACCTCTTCCTGCTTTTACACCTCTCAGATAAGGCTCGACAAGATTTATGAATTGTCTTCTTGTTGCCGCATCATTGAATTCGAATAGTAGGAAATCTGCTGCAGTAGCAATTGCTTTTTCTAGAACAATGAATAGTCTTCTGACATTGATTCTGTCAAAAGCACTTGGTTTTGCTAAAAGTGTTTTATCTCCGAAAAGAACAGTTCCTCTTCCTTCGTATGTTATTACAGGATTTATTTGTCTACGATAAAGTTCATCTCTTTCTGTTTTTGTTGGATTGAATCCTAGTCTAATAAGATTTTGTATTCTTCCTCTATTAAAACCAGCAGGAGAGAACCAAGGCTCTGCTACATTGTCAGTGGCAACACAAGCACCTGCAACATCTCCACAGAGAGGTACATGTACATATACATCATTATATCTATCGTATTGTAGTTTATAACCAGAATCCATCACACCATAGGATGAACTAGGAAGTCCTGTTCTATATGTTGTTGCATCTTCCAAATCTACAGCATAAAAATCAGTTGGCTTGGGTGAAACAAATGCTATACAATCTTTTCTGTTTTCGGCAACTTCGATAATTTCTTTAGCAACAACATTAGAAACTGGTCCTGCAATAAGCAACGAGACATCAACAGACCCATCTGCAAAATGATCGTCCCAATACTCTGAAATATCATTACCTGGATCTGTAATACTGGTTCCTAGTGTACCACCAGAAAGCGTGTATTCCTTAAATCCGTTTTCTATAGATTCGAATACCGTATTAGAAGTTACGTCTTGTGCTTCAGTACCCCATTCGGAACTATCAGTGCTAGAACTTGTGGTTGTTGGATGAGCACCTCCCCATCTGACATATTCTGACCTACTATTTATTACAGAAACATAATAGTTATTTACTCCGCCCTCTGTTCTTGCTCCTTTTGACTTAGAAAGATTTCTAAAAGATTCCAGTACAGTACCGGCTGTTCCTGTGAAACTTCCATCTTTGTCAATAATAAAAATATGGATTTCGTCGTTAACAGCAATTGAGCCAGTTTTTGTTTCCATGAACAATGTTGTACTGGGAACATCGTCAAAAAGTGAACGATATTCTGCTGTAGGTGTGCCATCTGTAGATAGACCTTCTACATCATATCCGTTATCAATAATCACAACAGAAAGACTATTACCCAATGAACCAGGATATCTTGCAACAAACTGTGTGGCTAATGTAGGATTAGTAGAAACCCAGTCATCATATGAATCATCATTAAATACACCCGACCAAACTCCGTTTGCTTCTGAAACATCAACACCAGGAGTAACAGTATGTGTGGATGCGGTCTTATAACTATCATCTAAAGTTCTAACAACTCGTAAATTGTTACCATATGCTAAAAAGTTAGATGCAGTCCACCAATATTTTTCATAATTTCCTTCAACAAGAGGAGTACCAAATTTAGAAACTAAATCTGATTGTGATTGCACCAAAACTGGTTCATTTGCTGGTCCCCAACGAAAAGGTCCAACAAACGCTGCAGGAGTTGTTGCTACTGCAGGTACGATTAGGGTTACGTCTTTTTCTGTGACATTAACTCCCGGACTTAATTGAAATGCCATGTTTTTTCTCCTTAAGCTATTAAGCAATTTATTTTATTTATAAAAATAATTTTTTTGCTTATATGGTATACCAAGCATTTCCTTGTTTGTCTACTTCCACATTATCCTCAAAACCATCGTTTATAAAACCAAAAGGAACTATTTCTTCTTCTAATTGGTCTATTTTATCTTTAAATATATTTTTCTTTAAATCTAAATTTGTTAAATCTTTAAAATATTCTTGACTTGTTAACCATGAAAATAGAACAAGGCACATTACTAAGTCATCATTATGGCCCACTTCTGCTTCATATGATGTCCTTTTATTTATAAAAGTTACCAATTCTTGAATTATACGGTAATCTACAACAACCAACTTATCTCCTTCAATCATGCTTTTCATCAAAGAACACCCAAGTCTTTTCACTGCTTTGGTTGTTCTTATTCTGAATTGGGATTGACCCGAACCAAATCCCCCATCAAGCATTTGGCCCTTTCTTCCTCTGAAACTAGAAGATAGAATATTTTCATACTCGAATTCTTGGTATAAAATATCTGCAACTTGACTACCTATATCATTAATTTCGACTAAAATATATGCATCATTATATTTTTTTGCTACAGGGTAAATTAAATTTGGATAGACAATGGGAGAAATTTCATTGTTTTTAAAAGTAGCAACAACTTTATAAGGAATTTCTGAGATATCAATTACAATAAAAGCATTATAGTCAATACTTTGTCCTCTAGATGTGTCGATAACCATTGCATATGTGTGATCTTCTTTTGGTTGTTGAAAAACCCACAATCCGTTTTGTGTTTTTTGTATAGGGTCATCGTGTGTTAATATTTTAAGTTTTGTTGCATCAATTAAAGTGTTCGTAGATCCAATAAAATCACACTCGAATTCTACTCTAAATTGCTGTTCACTGGTGTTTGCTATTTGTTTCTTTTTCCATTCGTCGTCTCTTCCTGGAACTTGGTTCCAGTGTACTTCAACTGGAACAAAAGAATTTCTTCTTTTTTCTGCATCATCCCATATTTTATAATACATGTTTAAGCCGTTTGGGGTAGATACGATTAAAATTTTTGTATCTTTACCAGAAGAGATGGTTGGATATACAGAAGAATAAAATTCATCTGCAATATGAGAAGGGACATATGCAAACTCATCAAGGAATATTACGTTATAAGATCCACCACGAATTGCGCTAGAAGAAGTAGCAGCAGCTTTTATTCGTGAACCATTCTCAAGGAGAATAGATCCTTTGTTCCACTCTACAACGCCTTGTTGGAGCCATTTTGGAAGATACTCATATGCAACTTTAACTTTGCTAAGAAGATCTCGAGCGATATCTTGTTTGTTAGCGAGAATTGCAACATTCATATTATCATTAAATAGTACAAAATATAAAAGATAGGAAACAACCGACGTGCTTTTTCCTGTTTGACGTGGTAGTTTGGCTATGGTAAATCTATTGTCATTGACAGTTCGTATGAGTTCTTTTTGAAAATCATACATTTTAAATGTAACTAGACCTTCATCTAGGTTTACAATTTTAACATAATTTTCGATAAAATAAATCGGATCTTCGGAGCATCTAATATATTCATCTACTTGTTCTTGAGTAAAAGGGACTTTTACATTGGAACCTTTAATATTTTCATTACCAAGATATGATTTTTCTTTTTCAGACATCTTCTCCAAGA